GTAGTTGCTATGCCGGGCGTGGATTCCAGAGGCACTATCGACGAGTTGGGAGACGGTGCCAGAGGGTTTAACGCAGGTGATAGCAGCAGATACAGGAATGCCGAGACGCCCAGCCCACTCAACATTAGTCTTAACAGCCACTTCTTTAAGGTGCTCAAGGGTCTTATCCAATCCATTGTTCTTTGTAGTCATGAGAGGATTGTCCATGATGCCTGTCAGTGACACACCCAGCAGTCTCTCTTCCTCAGTGTTTCTTTGCCACACTTTCCGCAGGTATGGGAACTTTGTGTAGGACGATTGGATCGTACCCAGAATGGTAGCCAACCTGACCTTTCGTTCAAGCGATTCCACAGTGTCAGTAGCACGTACAACTACCTCCGTAAGGTTACAGAATTGGTACGGGCGCAAGATTATTTCGCTGCAAGGATTGGTTCCGAAATCATATTGCGCATCTCGTCTACCATTCTTAGCTGCTTGCTTCTTGGAAGCCTCACGGTTGAAGACACCACGCTCACCTGAGCCTGACTCCACCAGTGCCATCCACTCACGCATAAAGGAGAGGCTGTCAGGCTTCTCAGTATAGGAGACAGAGTTGTTAGCAAGGCCACGCTGTGGGTTGTTCTCCCACCAAGCACCTGACTTAGCGTGACGCATACGGTCATCACTCAAGTTAGACAGGCTGATCATAGCAGAGCGGCGTACACCTCCTACTACTACAACCTCACCAATCTTACACATGATGTCGTGGCATTCGATGGAGGATAGCTTACGGCCCTGTGCTTCCTTGAAGGTACGTACCACAAAGTTGAACAGGTCAACCAAAGGCGCTGGGCCTGAGGCACGGCCACCAAAAGTCTTGAGCTTTGCACCAGCAGGACGAACACGAGATACATCCCACTTAGGGATCTCACCGCTGAACAGCAGGGCAATGACCTGACGGAGAGCCTTGGCCCAACCTTCCTTGCTATCCTTGACGACGACAGTAGTCTCGCTGTCAAAGAGAGTAGGGATCTCAGGTAGCTTGCTGACAAACTGACGCTCAACAGAGAAGCCTACACCTGTCCCACACAGCAGGATGAACATCGCCTCATCGAAAGACTTGGGGTCATCTACGGGTAGGTAGCTACAGTTGTAACCTGCCACATTATCCCGGTCCAAGGCAGGACCAGCAGTCATCAATGCTCGCATGGAAGGCATGACGGACAAGTCTAGGATAGCCATACGCAGATCATCAGCCATATCCTCTGGCACCTTCTTGCCCACGAGGTTGTTGATGTAGCGGTCCACTGTCTCTGACCAGGTTTCCCTGCGGCCTGCATCGTCCAGCCAACGAGCATAGCGTGACGTGTGGATAAATGCTTGGTAGTCTGTGGGTAGTAAGTTGTTCATCTGTTGTCTCCTGATCCCTTGAGGGTTCCTCTTTCTTCTCGTGCGTCTAACTTAGAGATGTTGACTTCCATCACAACACCCAGGTCAGACATAAAGTAATTAGCTAGGGCTGTGGTGTAGAAGAGAACATCTCCTAGCTCCTTAACAATCTCATCAGAGTTAACTCTGGCGTTGTCTCTGATCTTCTTCTTGATCTTCTCAGCTACTTCACCTGCTTCACCGACGAGGCCAAGTGTGTTCTCTACTAGGCGGTCTGAACCAGAGGTAAGCATCTTGTCCTCTACCCACTTGCTGTACTCCGCCAGTGTCTTGCTGTACTGTGGGCCAGTACCAAACTGCTCGAAGTAGCCCATCTCTTCTAAGTCTTTCTCAGTAATCATTTCTCTTTCACCTCTATCTCAAGTATCTCTACGTCATCTAAGTCGTAGATAATATCCCGCAGCACCTCCTCAAGAGACATCTCCGAACTATCGGACGCAATGAAGTTTGCATGTGGGTCTAGCTTTACTAGCATTGTTACCTCGAACAACACGGGAACCTCCAAGTTATATGGAATGGATTTAAAACGTCAACAACTATTCGTTTAACCAATCATCTGGTATTGATTTATCTGCGTAGTCAAAGCCGTACTTCTTACACCAGTCTCCATAGGAGGACTTGGCACCCTTGTATAGCTTGGCTCTGCTATTCTGAAATACAAATCGGATATCAAGATCAGGGAACTGCTTCTTGATTTCTCTGTGTTTGCGCCTGTCGTTGGCTACAAACCTGCCCTTGGTTTCAATGATGATACCATTGCCAAGCACAAAGTCAGGAGTGTAAGTCCTGACCTTATGATCCACCCACTTGATCTTCTCTTTCTCGTAGGTGTATTCGATGCCCTTCTCTGTAAGCTCTCTAGCTACAGTATCCTCAAAGCCAGACCTGTATCCAGCTTTGAGGGCGGCTGCATTGTACTTACTCTTGCGCATTATAGGTGAGATCTTCCGGTACCATTGGTGGCTTGACCACATCTGTCAGGATAACGTCACCCGTCTTGTACACAAAGCGTCGAGCATCAGGCCAACACTTCTTGTTGAACTCACAGAAACCACAGGATGGGTGTAGCTTCTTGTTGGGGCTAGTCTTAGACTGGGGGACAGGCTCAAAGCCACGGTCAGGGATGTCACCCTTGACCATCTCCTTCACCTCTTCCACCTCTTTCTCTTTACGTTCCATCTCCTCAGAGAAGTCGTACACGTCCAAGCAGATGTGACCACCCACCTTATCAACGACGAGGAAGGCACCCTGTGTCTTGTTGGTTACAAGAGGATCATCCTTCGCAGCATACACGTAGGAACTAAGCTGGCTGATGTAACCGAAAGGATCTTCCTCACGTAGGTTACCCTCAGAAAACTTCTTAAAAGAGTATGGAGAAGCAGACTTAACATCAACAGTCATACCGTCGATCACTGCATCCCGTGATCCTGCTAGACCGCCGATATACATACGGTCCTGCATACCCTCAACAGTATGACCAGACACCCGGACGATAGCCAAGATAAGCTCTTCGATCATGTCACCATAGAAGAACTTGAGAAGGTCAGACGGTTTGTTAGGCCGAGCGATAGTCGGGTTGTTGATCTTGTACCACAGCTTGCGTTTACACGGGCTTCCGATAGACGAGAAGGACAGGTAACCCCGTGGCTTCTGTGGTTTAGCGAAGCGGTTAGCTGCTGTAACTGCTATCTGTTTTCCCATTTCATTTCCGACTAGGTTATCCCAGCCGTTCAACCCTAGGATAGTGTCTTCCATATCCTTGACGAGTGTATTGATGTTGGCCATGTGTGTCTCCTAATGTAAGTAACCCCCACCCCGAAGGGCAGGGGTTGTTATCTTCTAGGGGGAAAGGAAGAAACCTAGAAGGGGATAGAGTCAGCAGGTTCCTGAGAGGGAGAGGAGACTGAACCTGACTGACTCGCAGAGAGGTCTTCAAAACCAGATGATAGCTGGGAGGGGCTGCCATCTGAATTGTAGACCACATGGTCTAGGACTTGAAGTCCTACAAGACGTGTACCCTTACGAGCAGCCACGTCATAGATATGCACACGCACAATACCTGTGCTGCCGTTACCGATAAGACCGGACTCTTGCATGTTCCAAGAGCGTCCCTTGATGTCAGCCACCATAGGGGGACCACCCTGCCATTCTTCACGGCCTGTGTGTGGACGAGAGAAGGTAACCTTGTAGCCCTTCTCTGTCTCTGTGATAGTCTTACCACAGCCTGCTTGCTTGAGAGCATCAGCAGTTTCTTTGTCAGTGAATACAGTCACCTTGTACTCACCGTCTGTCTCTTTGTTCCATTCAGCACGGTCACGGTTGGACTCGAATACTTTCGCCCATTCGATTGTGCCTTTAACATCCATTTGTACAGTAGCCATACTAGCCTCCTATTTTGTACGTTCCATATAAAGTATCTGACAGTAGTGTCAATGGGTTTCTGCCCAATTTTTTCCTACATCGTAGGAGCCAGGTGTAGGTATCTTGAAGCCTAGGTCTTGACCTACCTCTAGCATACACTGGGCCTGTAGTTTACCTAGGTGTTCTGCTTCTTCCTTTGTTCCAATAACCTCGACTTGGTATTCGTCGTGGATGAACCCAACCATCTTGAAGTTGATGCCTTCCTTACGGGCTGCGTCATGCCAGCGTAGTAGTGTGTGCTTCATCAGACAGGACTCACCATTCTGTAGCATACCAGCAAGAGCCTTGTATGCGCTGGGCACAGGTACCTTACGGCCATCATACCCAGTGAAGTAACCCTGTTCCCCAACGTAGGGGATCAGTCTGTTCTTTAGATCGTACAGACCATCAATGCTACTCTCGAAGCGAGTACGTGCAGCCTGTGCTTCCTTGGTGTTGACCCCTAAGATCTGACCAGTCTTAGCTACACCAGCACCAAGAAGCCAAGCATAGATGAATGTCTTAGCCATGTCACGAGTGCCGTGTGGTACAGCCAAAGCATTCTTGTTGAGGTTGTGGATGTCAGTCTCGTCCTCCTTCTTACCCTCCATGATAGCGTTAGCATACTGATCAGCATCGAAGTAACGCCACAGGTAGTCAGCGAGTACCCGTAGCTGAATGCCATCAGCATCTGTACCCACCAGCCATGACCCAGATGGTACAGTCCAGCAAGCACGTAGGTGTGTGTCGTACTGCTTCTTCACCTCCTCGACAGGTGTCTTAGCTTCACCATGAAAAGGAGAAGAGATGTTAGCAGTGTTAGGATCTTTGTGAGCACACCGCCCAGTCCAAGCACCAATGTGTTGTATCCTACCGTGGATACGTGAGTCATCCCGTACCTGGTTGATCCACTCGACAAGAGAGGAGCGCCTACCCTCAAGGGTAAGCCACTGAGCAAGAGCCTTGGCACCACTGGGTGCATCCTCTGGCAGTGTGTTCAGGTTGTCCTCCGACACCGTGAAGCCATACCGATCTAGGTCCGCCTTCTTCTTGTCGTAGAACTCTTGGTCCATGCTACCCACTGTCTTACCGTAGGGATCACCTACCTCCAAGCGTTGGAACTTGAGGGCTGTCTTGGTACGATCAAAGGGCTTCCACCCTGCGTTCCACAGTGCGTCAATACGATCACGAGAAGAACCGGGATTGAATGACACCCAGTCAAAGCACACCAAGTCTTCACCCTCTATGTTGGTGAGGGCATGACGTTCCTTAGCCTTGGTTACTGTAGCCATCTCACCACCGTCCTTCTTGAGGCGGTACTTGATACGGTTTTTCTCTACTAGCTTAGGTGGGAAGTCCACTTGAAACTGTGCCTCTAGCTCCTCCATCCGTGTCAGGATCTCACCCAAGTATTCCTCAGC